TGAACAATCATGGCAAACAAAAGTTATTGCCAAAAAAGATGCAAAAAAATCACAATTGGAAGCTAAATGAACAACCCGCCAGCATTTCCTTACTTATTCCCTGACAGCCAGCGTGACAGTTACAACGTAGCTTATGGCATGACCTTGCGGGACTACTTTGCAGCGAAAGCTATGCAAGCCCTTATTTCAGGAGAAAGACCATTGTCTCCGGTGTTAGCGTTGTATGCTGAAATGGCGTACGACATAGCTGATGCAATGTTGAAAGCGAGGGAAGCATGAAATACGAAATATCCTTAGAAACTTTGCTTATGGCAAAACAAGCTATAGAGGAATTATTGCAGTTTCAAATGGCTATTGCTGCAAAAGATGAAACAGTTTTTAGATTGACTACCGATATGCGCAAACGAGCTTACAAAGCCGCCAGCCAAATTGATTTGGCAACATTTATTCTTTTGAAACAAAAACTGGAGATTATAGATGGAACAGGGAACAGTTGAATGGTTTGCTGCCCGATGCGGCAAAGTTACCGCTAGTAGAGTGGCAGACATTATTGCCAAAACCAAAACTGGTTTTAGCGCCAGCAGAGAAAATTATATGGCGCAACTTGTGTGTGAACGCATGACAGGAAAACCAGCAGAGTCATTTAGCAACTCAGCAATGCAATGGGGAACTGATACCGAACCATTTGCTAGAGCCGCTTATGAGGCAAAGGTGGACGTTTTAGTATCTGAGGTAGGGTTTATTACCCATCCATTAATCAAAGATGCTGGTGCATCACCTGATGGGTTGGTTGGGGATTTTGGTTTAGTAGAGATTAAATGCCCCAACACCTCAACTCACATTCAAACTTTGCTTGATCAAAAAGTGCCTGAAAAGTACAACACACAAATGCAATGGCAAATGGCTTCCACCATGCGCCAATGGTGTGACTTTGTAAGTTTTGACCCACGCATGGCAGAGGGTTTGCAAATATTCATCAAAAGGGTTGAGTTTGACCCTATCTATGTTGCCCAACTAGAAAAAGAAGTCATCAACTTTTTGATGGATGTAGAAGACAAAATTCAAAAACTTAACAAACTGAAAGTGTGAAATGAAAAAATTTAAAAATATTGTTGTAATTACTGGCACATACAAAACCCGCGATGGGCAAGAAAAGAAACGCTACCAAACCATTGGCTCAGTCTTTTTGGATGACAATGAAAATTTAAAAATTAAGATTGATTCAATACCAATTGTGGACGGGGGTTGGGCTGGATGGGCAAATTGCTATGACTTGGAAGAAAAGACAAATACAGGGGCTAGAGATGACATACCTTTTTAGAGCAAGGGGGCTTGACCCTTTTACCAGCCACGCCGCTGCTGATCAATCAATTGACCTTGCAAAACAGCACTTTGAAAAGATTGTGGACTGCCTGCAACGATTTGGGCCAATGGGCAAGGATGGCATAGCTGAACTTGTGGGGCTTGATGGCAACCAAGTGGCTAGGCGCATGAAAGAACTTGAAAAGGATGGGCGGGTGGAACTTACAGGGCGCACCACAAAATCCAATTCAGGCAGGGCAGAAAGGGAATGGCGGTTTGTACCTATGCAGAGGGAATTAATATGATAGCCACAGTCCTTGCCTTGGCATTAGGCGCAATTATTGGGATTGGTACTTTGGTTCTTTTTGCTATGCTGTTGGCACACGTTCAAAGTGTGGACAATCCACTAGATTGGAGAAGTTCCCACCCCAGCGATTCTTCGGATGCAGAGTTTCCCAATAAGCCCCAAGAGGGGCAAGAACCGCCTTATCCCAAATAATTTGACCGCCCTTAAAAAAATTCAAGTCAATAGCACAGCGTTTTAGGTGAATGCTATTCATAGTCTTTGACCGACCTGATTTAAAGTAAATGGCTTGCTGTTCAGGAGTCCGCGCCAATTCTCCACCAGTAACCGTAAACCCTTGTTCTGTGGCGTATTGGATCAGTTTGCAGGCATCCAACAAGAATGCGGCTTGTTCGGTGTTTAGACTCATTTTTTCCTCATTTCTGCCAGCTTTTCAACCGTGCGACCACCAAAGTAAGCGCCCATGATTAACATCCCCCAGTTGCCTAACAAGGTTACATAAGATTCATTTGCGTTCAAACCGTAAGCACTCATCATGGCAAACAAGAAATAGCCTAAAAAGATGGCTATAAGGCTCATGGGGCGTATATTCTTGGACAGCCAAGAGTCACTGTTCATATCCGCTTGCCAACGGTCTGTGATGTTGTCAGCGTCATTTTGAGCAGCTTTTGCCAACAAGTCCAATTCAGCCAATTCCATTTTGGCTTTTTCTATTCCCAACTCCAACAAACGTTCTTCGTGTTCAAATTGAAGCTGGCGCAGTTTAGAAACATCTTCAGGTGTTGGTGCGTCAGCTATTTTCACGCCCAATGTGTTTTCAACTACTTCCTTGCCTTTGGCTTGGATGGCGCTAGACAGCAGACCTAGCCCGTTTTGGGCAAGTGTCCCTAATAGGGATGCGACTATGGGGATCATTTATCTTCCTTTTTAACTTGGTTAATCATGCGTTGAACTTGTTCCTGCTGTCGTTTTGTTTCTTGCTTTGCTTCCAAAATGTCAAGATACATCATTCCCATGATAGGTAAAAGAATCCCAAAAACAATGACCATGCTCAAAAATGCAATTATGAACCCCACTTCGCTATCCTCATTTGGCGCAGGGCTAGGAACAGGAGGTGGAGGTATATAGTAACTATCATTACTGCCCCGATTATTAGCGCCCTGTCTTGAAGCTGGTTTAGCATTTTTCGCCGTTGCCATAACGCTACCCTATCCTTTGCTTCTTGCGCTAATCTTTCCTTTTCTTGTTCAGCTTGCAACCTTTCAAACTCATCCTGAAACCTTGTCCAAACCGCACCTAAAGCTGGGTCAACACCGTAAATCAACAACTCTCTTAACTCAACGGCTTGGCGTTCCAACTCCATTTCTTGAAAGATGTTATCAAGGGCTTGGGCTTTTAGTGATTTACCCTTTGGTGGATTCTTTTTCTGCTCTGCGGCTGCGGTTTTGACTTGTTCATGGGAATCAAAAAATTTGCCGATGTAACCCGAAATTTCCATTGTGATGCTGGTGACATCTTTGGAAGCCGCCTTGCAATCTTTATAAAAAGATACGGCCTGCTTAATAGCGGCGATGGCGGCAAGGGCTGCGGTGAATGGATCAATTTTTGCCTACCCAGTGGCTTATATAGCCCACAGCAGACGATAACGCAGACACTAACGCCATACCCATCCAAAAGCCTCCGCGCCCCTGATTTGCAAGGGCAACTAGCTTTTCAATGGAAGATTCCAACTTGTCGATCTTGGTTTCCATTTGATCGAATCTGCGTTCATAGTCCTGAACCTTTTGCCAAAGTACACCATATTTCACAGGATCAATTTCCATGATCAGCTTTTCATTACATACGCCAAAGCGTAATAAGGTGGAAGATTTGCATTTGTGCCTGATGTTCCAGCGGATGTGTTTGTTGTGCTGGTAGCCACTGTAATGCCAGTTGTGGCTACTAGAGTTTGCCAACTTTGAAAAGATGTGCCACCGTTTACGTTAACGTCACCACCACCACTACCACCAGCGCCTTGGTAATAAAGTTGTTGCGTGTGGCGGTGACCGGGGTCTGTGACCGTTGAAGTTGAAGTTGCTGTGTGATTGTGCGTTACAACAATAGCATCTGTTGATCCACCAACTGAAGAAACAGAATAAGTTGATCCAGCACCAACAATAAAACGATCACGCAAATCAGGCGTACCATTTGATCCATCACACAAATACCACCCCGTTGGAACGCTACCAATAGAACCGTACCAAAGAGAAATCAAACCCGCTGGAATAGTAGTGCCAGCCGCCGCTTGAACGCCAATGATTCCATAAATATTGTCGTATGTTCCAATAGTTGTACTAGCGGATGTTTTGACAACAAACTTGTAATTAAATCCATAGGTTAGCCAAACTTCATTTGGGAAACGACCCGATGAATCCAACACAATAGGATTGGCATTGGCTGTTGTGCCGTTAATGTCTGTGTAGGTTGTTAATGCAGTGCTTGATCCAGCTTGGTAGGTGTAGACCAAACCACCACTCAAAGGAACTCCGTTGTTGTCAAAAAACTGTTGACCGTTGCCAATAGGCGATAGATTGACTGCCATGATTTGCCCTTATTGAATGTCGCTGATTTTATTCTTGCCTGTCTGTTTTGTCCCTGCGCCTAGCTCCAATGCTTTGCGTGTCTCGGCTTCTGCTGCACGTCTTGCCCTCATTTCCATTACAGACGTTCCCAATTGCAAGCCAGGTACGGCTACGTTTAAACCTTTTTCAACGCCAGCTTGGGCCAAACCTGAAGCCTTTTCAGCCAATGCGCCCACCAAAGTGTTGGAATTGTTTACAAACGCACCACGGGGCTGCGCTTGGGTGTAACGGGCCACGTTGCCTAATGTTTTAAGTTGTGAGGCGGTTTCTGGGTTAAAAATCTCTTGCACGTTTTTAACGTCATCCAAACGCTTCAAGGCTTTGTTGTACCCCGCTTGGCTAAAGTTGCCCTGTCCATCAACAATGCCTGACTTGT